AGAGGCCGGCTGTACTGGAGGGAATGCCTCCTCCAGTACAGCCTGATGGATGTCGTTACGCCGGAGCGAGGCGGACGGCCGTCCAGGGCAGTGCGTACCCAGCGGCCCCGAGCGCATCCACCCCGTAGGTGAATTTATTCTCGTCGAAGACTTTCGGATCTTCCGGGTTGATACGCGCGACAAGCCGCGCCGGTTGTGCGTTTTGCCAAATAAATGGCTTCAACGAACGCTTTGTGCAGAGTGCGTACCCGGCGGCGGTATCAGTGGTCAGCCACGGCGAACAAATCACCGTGATCGAGCCCTGATAGATGTTCGTCGGGGCGGCGGCAGCCACGTTCTGATCCCCGGCAACGTTCTTCACGGTCGCCACGATGGTCGCAGCGTTCGCGATCGTGAGAGCGGCGTCCAATAGGTCTGGCCCAACCAACAAAGTGTCGGGAACGGCGTTGAGAGGCTTGCCGCCGTCGTCCTTGAACTTCATCATGGCGGCCTTCGCCTTCGCCCAGGCCCCGCGAGCATCTAGGGCGAGATTGTAAGAGGCTCCGACGAGGTTGTTGCTGTAGTAGCCCAACGACACATCGTCGGGATTCACAGGGTGGTCAGTATCGAAGAAATACTGTCCATCCCAGCAAGCCGAAGTGGACCCAGCGGATACGACCTTGGCGATCTCTTGATCTTGGAGCGTCTTGGCTGCAGTCGCCAGATTCTCCACGACGGCCCCGAAAAAGCCGTACTGGTCGAATTGGATATCGATTCTGTCAAGCTCGACCGTGCGCTCGAAAGGAATGTTCGTCAGCGAGTAGGAACGTCCGACGGCGTCCACCGCCTGCCGGGAGCCTTCCCACCTTCGCATCCCACCGAACTGAGCGAGCCATCCGTAGACCGTCTGCTTGGTTTTGGAAGGCATTTCGCTGGCGAAGGCTGGCCAGAAGACCTCGGTGGTCCGAAACATGGCGTTGAATTGCGCATTGTACTGCTGAAACAGCAACTTGAGATTGGATGGGGTGATGTCCATGGTTGTTTTCCTTTGGTGAACTTTGGGTTACACGGTTCTGAGCGCGCTGATATATACTTCGCACGCGCACGAGGCGCCGCTTCCGCCCTTGACACCTGAGAGCCGCAGAGTCGCCCCTGCCGCTACCGCCTGATAGGTCGTGTCCAGGCTCGCGCAACGCACGATCGCCCCAGCCGCAAGGCTGGCCACGCTCATCGCGTCCGTGATGTAGTTGGTGCTGGTGCCGTTGATCAGCCTGACCGTATCGCCCGTTCCACCGGTGGTCCCAGTCTTGACGACAGTGACGCCGGTGATTTCGAGCGCGCCGTAGGTCGCATCGAGCACCAAATCCGTGGTCCCAGTCGTGTCGCCAGCCTTCACCATCTTGAGCGTGACGGGAATGAGCGCCACGCCCGTGTCGGCCGTGGTTGCTACCCGGCGAGCGTCGATATTCTCGGCGAGGGCCGCTTCGACATTCGCCGCCGTGAACTTCGCCGCCGTGTCGTAGATCCCGATGTAGCTCGCGCCACCCGGAGTCGTGGTGAGAATGAGCTTGGCCCAAATCTCGGCCAACACCGCTTCAACGTTGGCACCCGAGAAATAGCCAGCGGTATCGAAGACCCCCACATAGCTCGCGCCACCTGGAGTCGTGGTCTTGATGAGCTTGCCCCAGATTTCGGCCAGGACAGCCTCAACGGTCGTGGTTGAGAAGTAGTTGAGCGTGTCGAAAACACCAACGAGGCTTGCGCCTCCCGGAGTCGTGGTCAAAGCCAGCGCCACAGACACAGCTTCGCGTGCGGCGATTTCGGCTGCGAGGGAAGTCCCGTTCACGCTGCCGACCTGCACCCAGACGAAATTGGAATCCCGTCGAATGACAGTCCCGGCGACCGATCGGGTCGCGGTCCCATCGCTGTGAGCGACCTGGTCGTCGTCGACAATAAAGCAGGGTTTGCCGACATCCGCCGCAACTACCGGGTCAGAAGAGTAGTTAGTGAAGCGGAAAGTCCCGGCCCGCACGCGCGCGTTGAGATCGCCCGCGCTTCCGGCGCTGTTGTTCATCGTGCCTTCCATCACGTCGCCAGAGAAGTCGAAGATGCCGACCGCTACGAGGCCGGTCGCCACGTAGCCAGGGCGGACGTTGCCGCTGCCATCCAGGACGGCGAGCCCGCCTTGATAGGCGGTAACGACGGCCATTGGGTAGTAGCGAAGGTTCGGATCCGTGTCGGACTGTCTGATGTTTGGTGCGCTGAGTGCCATGATGATGTCCTCGTGATTTGGTAAAAGTTAGGCGCGCGGAGCGCCGGGAATCTGCTGGGCGTCGAGACGCAATGCCTTGAACTTTTCGACGCCACCGAAGGCGCCCGCGCAATTGGCGGCGATGGCAAGCGCCATCGGGTCAACGGCTTCAGCCGGCGTAGGCTGAGTCGGGGACTTGAGCTGCACGATCGGGCCGGGCATAGCGTTCAGCCGTCCATTGAGCCATTTGAGAGCCTTCTCGGTGCCGAGCTCTGCCTTGAGGGCGATCAGGCTTTCCTTCTCGAAGGGCGGGATCTTGCCATCCACGATCGCCTTCTCCAGGGTCGAGGAGAACTCTCTCTCGGCAAGTGCCTTGGCGGTTTCAGCCTGGGTCGCCTTGAGCGATACCAGTTCCTTGGCCTGCGCAACCAGCGACGTCAGAGCTCCGCTTGCTTCGAGCAGGTCTGTCTTGCCCGTGAGTGCCAGCACAGTCGACTTGAGCGACTTCAACGCTTTGGCCTCTTCAGCCGCATCGTCCTGGCCGTCGGTCCCGGCATCATGCTCGTCAGATTCCTCTTTCGCCCAGTCCTCGAATGACTTGCCAGTGAGCTTCGCGACCGTTGCGGACATCTTCCCGCAGAGTGCCTTGAATTCGTCACGGGCCTTTTCGGCATCGGCGAGCTTCGCGCCCAGTTCTTTCAATTGAGTTTCATCCATGATGGGTTCCTTGTTTGTGGTTGCGGAACTAGCCGCTACCAGCGGCTCAAGTCCATAGGTCGCTGGCAGATTCGTCAGCGCGACGTTGATCAGGTATTCAATGTGGTTGCCTGGAGTGGGGGTCCCGTGCTCGTCCACGGTAGGCATAAACGCCGGCGAGTAGAGCCGGTATTGGCCCTGCTCGATCTCGGCCTGCGCATCGGATGTCCAATGCACGTCGGTTGCCCATAATTCAGGGCGGCCAGTCGAGTCCGAGCGGATTTCAGGCACGAACTCCGTGATCGACGCAGGAGCCTTGATCGGAGGCTGAGATAGGCTTTGATGCTCGTAGTCGCCCATGTAAGGGACGCCCTGCTTTATGTACCGCGCCATCGTCGATGCGGCCGACTCCTCGTCGAAGATGAAATCGCCCTTGGCAGTGGCGTTTACGCCATATCTGAATAGCCTAAATTCAGATGGCGCTTGTCGTTTTTGCCCCTCGGTGGGCGCGTCGAAGGCGGCCGACGAATACGTCGCTAGCGCAACAATTCGGCTGCGCTGATCCTCGTGCTTCTTGTGCTCACCCACGAACGACAGATTGCCAAATTGTCGCAACTTTGTAAACTAGTTTGACTATTTGTCATAAAGAAAGGAGACAATTTGTCACAAATAATAGTGTGCAAATACTTGGCGCTGTGGTAGGCTTGCCCTCTGGCCATGAAGCAAAAAAACACAGTCGTTATTCCCGCCGAACATCAAGCCCGTATCAGGGCGCTTATCGACAAAGTCGGGGCTAGCCAAGCATCAGATTTTTTGATGATCAGCTTGCAGACGATGAAATTCGCATGCGGCGGTATCCCTGTGCATCGTGGAACTTCGGCTTGGATTGAGAAGCAGATCCTCCAGCGCGACAAGGACGGGAAGGCCCCATGATCCCTGCTGGCGTTAAAGACCTCACTGGGGAACGGTTCGGTAGGCTACACGTCGTGGCATATGCCGGCCGACGTGCGAGTGGAAAGCAATTCCATACAATATGGCTATGCCAATGCGCATGCGGCAAAGAAAGCTTCGTGGCAGGCCTAAGCCTTCAATCCGGCAGTACTAGATCATGTGGATGCCTGGCCCGTGAATCCGCAAGTAAACGCGCAAGGGCTCGTTGGGTAAAGCAGAGATAGCGGCGCGCATCCAGAGCTACAAGCCAAATCGAATTTTCCGCAACAATAAGAACAGAGAGAGGACCACATGCGCGAGACCATCGCAAACAACATTCTTCCCCCCCTGCTTCCAGAAGGATTGGAGGCAGGGCTCGAATTTAGCCTACAAGTACTGCCGCAGAAACAAATAATGCTCTTGCCGCCAGAGAAAATTAGGACTCTGGATGACGGGAAACAGGAAGCCTTCCTGGCTGAACGTTGGGTTACCCCGCCATCGGGCATCGATCTACACCCGATGGACCGCCCGCTTCCACCCGAGAAATGCGACGTGGCGATTGTCGTTGGGGCAATCGTGGAAGACGTTAATCAGGCATCCATCATAACTCACGACGGCAAGCGGCGCGTTCAAATCTCTGCCAAACCAATGGCGACCCTCTTCCGCTTGCCGCTGGTTGCGTGGCAATGCGAGCACATTGGCGCTTTACGTAGCGGCTAGCGGTTCAGACGTTCTTCGAGCGCCGATTTCAGCTCTGGATCGAAGGAGCTTAGATCGGGCTCCCAGTCCTTACCGATGGCCGATGGTATGCCTCCGAAGTCATCGTCGTCGAGCTGCACGTCAGGCCCGGCGTCGTCGATACCTTCTTCGGCGGCCTCTTCTGGCGAGAGTGGGGTTTTGATACACCGGCATCGGTAGTGCAGCAACGGCGTATGGGTAGCCCACCACGGGTCGTCTGCGGGTAGGACCGTTCCACCGCAGTCCGCGCATTCGTCGCACTCGCGATCGCTGGGAACATCGTCGAATCGGCAATAGGGTCGAGCCTCCCGCACGGCTGGCGCACTCATAACAGCCTCACGGCCCTGGGCGTAGCTCTCTAACACGTTGGTCCTAAAGATATTTTCGATTCTGTCAGGGTTCTCGCCGCCCCATGCCTCTACCAGATCAGCTGAGATCGAGTCCTTGAAATCGTCGAGTGTGGTCCCGTCTTCGACGGCGCTATCAATACCGTCAAGCACCTGTTGCAGAACACGCATCTCGGTCACCTCGGATACCGTGAATGCGTTCTCTCGTTCGGCCGCACCCAAAGCGTCCCATTCCTCGCGTGGCATCGGGACACGACGTTTCACCGAAGCGATTGCCTCGTCGTACTTCTCAACTGGGGCTATCTTCATGCCGGCCATGCGCCCTCCCCACTACGGCTTGAACACGTGCCCAAGGACATCAGCGCGACCCTGCAGATGGGCCATGATGTTCACCCTCTCGACGATCTTAGCTAAGCCATCGGCCGAGACGCCCTTGCGTCGAGCCTGATGGACGATGAGCCGTTTGATATCCTCAAAGCTCTGGGCCTGATTGATTGAGGCGAGAGTCTCCTCGATCAACGGGGTCAGCGCCTGTGCTGCCTGCCGTGCAGATCGAGCAGCTACGGCGTCTGAGTAGTGCGCCTGTCGCTTGGCCGGCACGGTCCCCGCCTTGAGCGCCACAAGCGCTCGTGGAGTCGCCCCGAGCTTGACCTCGGTAGAGGTGTCGTCCTTCTTGTCCTCCTTGCCAGAGGTCATGGCGCCCGCGATCTTGTCGGCCGTCCCATCGGATATTCCAGTGGTCGGCTTGGCCTCTCCTGGCTGTCCTGGAGCTACGGGTTGGGCTGGCATGCGCGCCATCTTCTCGGCCAGGGCATCGCCTTCGAGGGTCGGCACTCCATGCGCTTCTAGGATTGCCCCGACGTCCACGTCGGGGGGGGAAATCTGCATTGCCTGCATCAAGGTGAGTAGCTGGGTAGCCTCGTCGACAGGATCCAAGGCCGCTTCTATCTCAGGGCGCGGATACGGCGCCAAGTCAGCGTTGCCATAGTTGTAGAGCGCCCACCAGCTCAAGATTTGTTCTCGAGCTGCTTTGTAGAAATGCGCATCTCTGCGTTTGACGTCGCCACGAATTCCCTCGTGCACCTTCGAGGCCGCTAGCGACCCACCCTGAACCTCTGTCGTGAGATTTTGACCCAGCACTCGGACGGCGATATTGGTATTGAGCGTCTCCTCCCGCGCCTTGAAAATCTGCCAGCCCTGTGCTGTGCATTCGTGGATTTCCAGCCCGAAACTAGCATCGTCCTTGGTTTTACCCTGCGGGGTGATTATCGTCGTGTAGTTCCCGAGATTCGCGAGCGCGCGATTGAA